TTTAGGGTTCTGGGTCTGGATCAGGATCTTCATCCTTGGTAAATGTACCGGTTACCTTGAAATTAGAAGCTGGCATGTAATCAGGTTCATTGGTCCAACCACCAAATGTATAACCCTCCTTAGTAGGACTAGCCTGTGGTGTTACCTCAGCACCTGGGAGAAGTTCCTTGGTAGTTACTGTCTCCACTACTTGGGTATCATCATCAGTGGTAGTCTCATATGTAAGGTTATATTTTGTTGTAGGGCTAGAATCGTATACAGATATATCCAAAGTACCATCGTGATTCTTCTCTACCAATACAGTAGTTTCTCCAATTACCTTCTTAAATTCAGAAGGAACACCTGAAGGATTGGAGATCACATGTCCGTTAATCTTATTAGCAGGCATATACTGAACTCCGAAATCCTGTTTTGCTTGATACTGTTCCTTATAGCCAGCTACATTCATTACAGAGCTGGCTGGAGCAATTGATTGAGGGTTAGGTAAGTTTCCCATAATTATTTCGTTGTTTTGTGACCGAAGAGGTCATAGAATTTGTCGATAATGTTAGAGATAGCAGGCCAGTCATATACACCATTAGATGCACCTCCAGCCAGAAGACCCACAGCTGCACTAAGAGCATAATCCCAACCTCCGAATCCGAAGGTAATACTACCTGTTGCACACATGATTAAAGCGGCACCTACAGCAATAACCCAGGAAATAATGTGCTTTACATTATTGTTCTGGACATTGAAGGCACCGTTAATCATACCAGTTAACACCATAGTTCCAGTAATGATACTGGGAACCAATACTGACATCTGCTTGATAAGGTCAAGTACCGTAATTACGTCGTTCATATTTTATTTATTTAAATGTTAATCTTCTTCTTTTAGTGTGTACACTTCGCTTGGATATTCTCCAATCACTACTTTAGCAGTAACAGTAGAAGCAGCTTCATACAAAGCAGTATTCTCTTCTGATAGAATTAATTCTGGTCCTGTAGAGGTCAATTCCAGTGGATCAGAATCATCAAGAGTTATTTCCCAATTAATTTCCTGTTCACTTAAATTGTTTCCACTAGCAGTTATGACTACCAGTTCTTCCTCTATAGCTGCCTCTATGTTAGTTACATAAATCCTATTAGCCTCTTGGTCCTGAATCATTTGTAAACCAAGGATACCAGAACAACCTCCTTCCATTACCTTTTATGAGTTAAGATTGTAGGAGGATTGGGGCCATCGATTCCTTTCGGATGTCTACGGTTCACTACTCTTGGTACCTTTACAGAATGATATGGGTTCTGGCAGAATGGTAAGAAGATCATAATCCTTGATGCAAGGTTGCAGATGTTCTGCCTAAGGATATCCATAATTCCCCCTGGCTTAAGGGCCTCTGTATAAGCCTTATAGAGAGTAGATAGTGAATCAGAGAGTTCATCGAAGTATTCAACTTCTGTAGGACCAGTTTGGATCCTCTTTACTCGACCAGCAGATGCCTGATCATCACCAGTAGGATCATCATCTTGATTACCCTTTACTTCGGTACCAGTAAGCAAACTGGTTATCTGCACATTAAGAAAATCCCACACTGCCAATTCCATTACCAGCTGGTTTTCTAGTCCTTCATATTTCAATTCATTAGTATATTCTTCTACGGGAATACAATGATCTACTAGAGGACCTAAATAAAGTTGCCACTTTTGTATATAGGTAGTCTTCTCCTGGAGAGACATACCATCTGATACAAGGTTAGCAGGTACATACAGATCTATCAGATTATAGATGGAGTCATTCAGGTGAGTTTTAGTACCAGCATCTGATACCATTACAGTCTGAGATACCTCAGATACATCTGGTTCTCCACCTTCCTCTGAAGGTACTGTGACTTTTAGTGTTACGGTATAATAACCTGGACTTTCATAGGTATATGTAGGGTTCAGCTCGGAACTTTCCCCTCCAACAACACCAAAGTCCCAACCAATTGTTGCATTGGCCGGGACTTTGCTTACTACCTGAAATGAAACTTCCAAGCCTTTCGCAACATATACGAAAGCTAGGTTCATATCTTATTATTCTTCGCCTTTGTAATCCTCTACAACAGCCTCGATGAGAACCTGTACTGTGTCGTTAGCATCAACCTCGATTTCGTGGAATTCGGCAAGAGCCTTAGCCTGATCCAAGGTGATGTCCTTACATAGTTTCTCGAGTGTAGCACCCTTTTCGAAAGCCTTCTTCAGCTTCTTATCGAGATTCTCTACTGCCTTCTGGTCGTTCTTCTCTACCTTAGCTTCAGGCTGAACCATAACCAAGTGACCAGTATTCAAGGCCATACTAATGCGTTTGGAGTTACGCTGACGTTCGTTAATTTCTACTTTCTCTCCCGGAGCAACGGTGATTCCGGTGAACTGGTCGAAGAAGCCGTTAGCCTTCGGACCCAGTGCAATAAAATAACTTTTTGCCATAATCTTATACTCTTTATGTTTAGGTGTTTGTTAAAAATTTAGTTACCTATGAGATCTAAGAGAGCTGGTAGACCTTTAGAAGGGGCCTGCTCCTTAGAATCCCATAGAATAACTAAGCTACCTTACTCGGGTAATTACTCGAGGTTAATCAACTGGTACGGATCGTGATTCATGTACTCTGGGAATCCATAGTTAGCAAATGCCTTCGTGGTGTCGAGCACAATTACTGAATCGTTGTAGATCTTTGAGAAGCCAGTGGTCAAGGTAGCATAAACTGCCTCGGTCTGGTTAGATACGATGCGTTCAGACTCAAGCATGAGCTGCTTAGCAGTCAGCTTAATCAGAGCGGCCTTAGGATCAACCATTACGATGTTGGTATCAGCAACACCTGGGTGGATCCACATATCGGCAGTGTTGGGAACTGGGGTATGGAGGTTCAGCGTTGCCTCGGTGGTACCCTGTGAACGAGTCTTGAACTCAGCGAGATCCAAGAGTGACAAGCCTGTAGACTCAGAGCCAATCATCGTTGTAAAGTTACGACCAAGACGAGCACCACGTACCCATACACGGAGCAGGTCCTTGTAGACCAGGCTATTAGCCGTGGTAATACCCATTACGCTGGCAGCCTCAGAACCATCGCCCTTGTTACCAAGAAGCAGAGTGTCGAGAGCCAGAGTATCCAGAGCATAACCGAGCTGAATACCGAAGTCACGGAGGTAAATGCCCAGGATGTCCAGAGAAACGTAGTTACGAACCTCGTCGGTGAGCTTGAATCCCTTACCAATCTTAAAGAGGGTAACACTCTTCTGGCCGAACGAAACGGTACCCAGAGGAATTGTCTCAGCCTCGTTAATCTTAGCAGGAGCAGCATCCGACATGTTTACCCACGGCTGGATAGCGGTCAGACCATTGATAGGCTGATCACCCTGGATGATAGTGGGATAGAACGGAGCGGTACGCATACCTACGGTGATGGCAGCACGGATAATCTCCGGAACAATCCAACGAACGTCCTGCTCGGGCATGTCGAAGATATTCTGCATCGTGTCTACCTTGGGGTTAAGACCAATCTTCTCGAAGAGAGTGGCCTGTGAGATACCCCACTTGCCCTGAACCAGTTCCTCGAAGGAAACATCTACGGGCTTTTTATTCTGGCCTCCTGCACGAACACTCTCGAGAGAAAGCACCATATCCTTGAACTCCTTTTTGAAGTCCTTGGCAGTCATTTTTGTGATATCAATCTGTGCCATAATTCTTTTTCTTGTTTAAGTTTAACGACAGAGAACCGGAACGAGTTCAGCTACACCATCAGCAGGAGCATCTGCAGAAGCCAGAGCAATGAACTGAGACTGAGCAGCAGGAGTGCCTGTGGTGTTAGCGCAGTTAGGATAACGGTTGTTGTACAGGGTTCCAGAAGGATTTACGAAACCAGGAGTTACAGCAGAAGCTGCAGCCCAGTAACAGATAGCATAACCTTCTACTGCTACAGTTACCTCAACTGGGTAAGCACGCTGGCCTGCATAAGCAGGAGTCTTGGTGTCAGTTACAGCAATACCGAGGTAAACCTCACCAGAAGCAGCAGTGTACTTCTTAATGGTACCGTCAGTATGCAATGCTACCGGCATACCCTGAACGATTGTTTCACCCTCTTTCACGTTGAAAGCCTGATGAAGCTTGTGGGATTCATGCTTATAAATCACCACTTTAGGAGTCTTCTGACCGTAGAGAGTCAGTTGATTTCCAGGATTGAGTACATTCATAATTCGTGTGATTTAATTTGTTATACCTTATTAATATATTTATGACAACTTACTACGGTAGAGATCGTCAATGGCCATCTCGGTGTTAGTAGGCTGCTCCTGATTCTGCTGAACAGTAGTGTCCTCCTCTTTTGCCGAAGATGCACGATTAATGTCATGAGAACCGCATTTAGCGCAATGGAGAGGGAACTTCTCCTCCAGACGGGCTTCGTAGTCCTTCTTGAGGGAAAGCAGAGTCTGCAGGCCAGTGGTGTCGGCATTGATCATGGTTACGATTGTCTCATCGACGTTGTCACCATTGAGCTTCTTGTAAGCCGTTACAGTAGCCTCACGGAGAGATGCAATGTGGTTCTTACCTACAGTAGCCATCTCATTCAAATTAGCAATCTCAGTGTCCTTCTGGGCAATTGACTGCTTGAGAGAAGTGATCTCGGTGTCCTTATTGGACAACTGCTCTGCAAAAGAATTCTTGTCTTTTACCAACTGAGCAACCAGAGAGATTACTGCATCGCAACTCTGTTCCTGGCCCTCTGCCAACTGGAGCATGTTCTCACC